AGCACCGACACTTCAAGTGTGAAAATCCACAATAAAAATATAAACAACTACATAGGCAAAAGTCTTACTTGATGACTTAAAACTCATGGAATGGAGGTGGTTTTAATGCCTAAAAACGCAAAACCAAAGGGCTCAACTCCAGAGTCAGTGGAGAAAGCTTGGAAGAAAAATGGAGAGATAGGAGCTACTAAAGCAGCGATTGAAAAATATGCAAGAGTCTTGGATATGACAGACAGTGGAAGAGATATCAAGCCACTCGTTTCCGGTATGTTTGAGGCTATTGACAGATTAAAAGCATTGGAGGCACAGACTTCTAATAAGTGCAAGGTGACTCCGCTCGCTGACATTTTAAAGAAAGCTTCAAATGAATAGAATCGGAAATCAAAATCCGACATTTCGTTATGCCTCCGATTATTCAAAGTCAGAAGGACAATTCGCATCAGAACTGTCCGCCAGTTATGCGCTGACTCCACATCCTTGGCAAGATTTGATTTTGGATGATTGGTTGGCCGTAGATGATACCGGGAAGCTGATTCATTCATTTTGTGTGTTAGAAGTTCCGAGACAAAATGGTAAAACAGGTGTATCTGATCCGAGAGAAACCTGGGGACTTATTAAAAGAGGAGAACAAATCCTGCATACAGCGCAGGAGTTCCAAACAGCCAAGAAAGCTTTTGACAGATTAAGAAAAAAGTTCGGTACCAAAAAGAACGATCCGTTTGCTGAGTACCCGGAACTGAATGCTTTGGTTGACCATTACACGGTTAGTGCCGGGCAGATGGTACTTGATCTGACAAACGGCGGTCATATTGAATTTCGTACCAGAGGAAGCAATTCCGACATGGGACGTGGTGGAACATTTGACCTGGTTGTTGTTGATGAGGCTCAGGCTTATACCGAGGAACAGGATGCTTCACTCTCACCACTTAATTCGGCTGCTCCTTCAGGATCACCACAAACAATATTGATGGGAACTCCGCCGGGAAAGGCAGGAGAAAAAGGAATAGTTTTTACAAGAGCGATTGAAAGCATAAGAACTAATCCGAATCCGGGAGATTGTCTGCATTTATGGAGTGTAGATGAAATAGGTGATGTTACCAATAAAGATAGATGGTATATAACAAATCCTTCGTTGGGATTTCAGTTACTTGAAGATGCAATAGCAAAAGATGCAGCAAAGATGTCTCCTGATATTTTTGCAAAAGAGCATCTGGGAATGCTTCCAAAACACAGGGATTTAATCAATTATGCAATACCTGAAAATGTTTGGAATGCATGCGCTTCTATGGAACCGAAGCCGGAAGGCAAGTTAGCTTACGGTGTAAAGTTCTCGGGAGACGGCTCGAGAGTTGCATTTTGCGGAGCAGTTATTCCGACAGACGGAAAGGCCAGAATATCACTCATTGAATATCGTTCTACAGGTGAAGGAATAAAATGGCTTGCTGATATGTTGAATATGGGTTATTCAAAGGCAAGCTGTGTTGTTATAGATGGTAAAAATGGGGTTGACGTTCTTATCGACAAGATAACAGATGTATGGAAAGCAAAAGATTCCATAGTTAGACCAAATGTTAAAGAAGTAATTGCTTCGGTTGGTATGTTATGTGATGCTCTCAATGAGCAGTCGGTAACTTGGTATGAACAGCAGGAAATACTAAAAGAAAGCGCAACTTCAGCGACTAAAAGACAAATAGCAGGTGGATGGGGTTTCGGTGGAGATGATTCAGCTCCGATCGAGGCTTGTGCGCTTGCTTTTTTTGGTGCTAAAACCAGTAAACGAAATCCTGGTAGAAAAATGTTAATCGGATAGGAGTAAAGAAACGATGTGGACAGCTCTTACAACAAACATGACAATTAGTTCACCGGCACAGATTGTTGGGCTTGGTAAAAGAGAAAAAGTGATGCTTGCGGAATTGTTTGATATTTATAACAAACATTATTCTGCAAATATGGAAAAGAACAAATATTACGAGGGCAACATTACATTAAGTAATGTAAATTTGGGTATTGCTCTTCCTAAAGGAATGAATGATATCGGAATCGGATGTGCCTGGGGAGCAAAAACGGTAGATGTTCTTGCTGCGAGATCCATGTTTGATGGATTTGTTAATGAAAACGGCATATATGATTCTCTTTTAAGTCAGATTGTTGTAAGAAATAACCTTATATCCGAATATATCAAGGCTTGTCGTGATGAATTAAAGTTTGGATGTACATTTGCAACTTTTTCACGAGATGAGAAGGGTAAATGTAAGATCAGATTTCATTCACCACTTACTTCTGCAGCTAAGTGGGACGGAGCAAAGAACAGAATTGCATACGGATTTGCCATTATTGCCAATGAAGAAAAAGATGGCCAAATTATTCCAACAATCATCAACTTTTATACAGAAACAATCACATGGGTTCTTACATATAATAAGACAACGGAAATTTGGAAAGCTGTTGGTCATCCTTCAGATTTAGGAATGCCTTTAATGGTTCCTTTAATTTGGAATGCGACATCTGTTAAGCCTTTTGGCCGTTCCAGAATCAAATATCCAATTCGAAAACTCATAAACAGTTATGTTAGAACAGTTGCAAATGCAACAATCGGTCTTGAGTTCTCTACAGCTCCTCAGAAGTATCTTTTAGGAATTACTGAAGAACAGTATAACTCGGTCATTGATGATAAGTTCAAACAGTATGTTGGAAATATCATTGCTGCTACAGTTAATCCCGAGACTGGTGAAAAACCTACATTCGGACAGTTACAGCAGGGTACGTTAAGTCCTCATATAGAAATGATGAGGATGATTTCTACACAGTTCTCGGCAGCAACAGGATTACCTGTTACCGATACCGGTGTAGTCAATGATGCAAATCCGACATCCTCTGATGCTATTATCGCTCAGACCAAGACATTGGTTGGAATGGCAGAAGAGCTCAATGCCGGTAACGGTAATGCATTAAAGACAATTGCTATAATGGCACTTGCTATAGAGCAAAACAAAAAGATGGATGAACTGACAGACGATGAAAAGGCTGTTGTGGCTCATTTCAAAAATCCTGCAATGCCGTCTGTAGCATCCACAACAGATGCAGCCATGAAGATTGCATCAGTTCGCCCGGGATTTTCTGAGACAGACGTATTCTTGGAAATGGTTGGCTTTGATCAGGCTGATATCAGACGAATCAAGAGTCAGGAACAGAAGGCCAGAGGCGCAGAACTTATCACAGAACTGGATAAAGAAGATAATATAACGGAATAATATGCGTATTTCAAGTAAGGATTGGAAAAATTACATAGACAAGCTTTCCAAGCTGAACAACACCGCCGGTGAGAAAATGAGCGACTATGTTGCCAGGCATGGATTCGATGATCCTAAGATAATCGATTATGCTTACGGACTTGTTACCAAGTATGGCGAGGGTTCGGCTTCACTTTCAGCTATGATGTATGATGCAATCGCAGAAATGGAAGGCAAAATACTTCCGCCTGCAGAGGTTGCTGAGACTCCGGAGTATGGAGAGGTCGCAAAAGCTGTAAATGGTGTCAGAAAGCATTCTCAGAATCCTACATCCTACGGAAATGTGGTTAATCGTCTGGTTAAGAGAACCGGAGCCGACACGATGCTCAAGAACGCAGAACGTGATGGCGCAGAATTTGCCTGGATTCCGTCAGGCGATACATGTGCATTTTGTATTGCCCTGGCTTCAAGAGGTTGGCAGCATATTTCCAAGAACTCCTTGAAGAACGGTCATGCTGAGCACATCCACGCAAATTGCGACTGTAATTACACGGTCCGCTTCGATGGAAGTTCCTCTGTAGCAGGTTACAATCCTGACGAATATCTCGAAATATACGAAAATGCCGAAGGCAATACACCTGAAGAGAAGATTAACTCTATTAGGGCAAAGTACAGGGCCGAGAATAAGGATAAGATAAATGCGCAGAAGAGAGCGAATTATGCTTTAAATAAAGAATTAAGTAATGATAATGACGATAAAACTCCTGTTCTTAAAAAACCAGACTTTTTTGTTGGTAAAAATGGTAAAGTATTGCCTGTTATTTATGAAAAATGGATAGGCGATAATATGATGGAAACTTATTTATCCCAAGTTGAAAGCGAAGAAGCTATTAATTATATAAAATCAGATTTTAGAAAGAAATCATTTATTGGTGATGGCAGTACTGCAGCAATGAGAGAATTTGAAATCTCAACAGGGCTGAACTGCGGAAGAAATGGTGGAAATCATGCTATAAAAGTAGAGGATTTGAAAAATCAAATTCGAAAAAGTTTATTGCACGATATACCTGAAAATGATAAAATATTCTTAGAAGAAATGTTAAAGAGATTAGAGGCGGTTTCTGTATGATAACATATGAAAATTTAGTCAATACAGTTAAAAACAGAATACCTATTTTTTCAGATAAATATGATGAGATGATTCAGAAAGACATTATCGACAAAGAATCTGGCAATCATATTGTTTTTGGTTATGCTTTTACACCGCTTATGGTTGATATTATTAAAAAGGGCGATAAAGAAAATATAGAATTGTTCTTTTCTATTTTGGAAGAGATGTCCTCTTCTACTGATAAGCGAGTGACTGAAGTTTGCGATCAATCTGTCATAGAGGCTTTATACGATGAATTTGGTGACGATATTGATAAATATATGGGAGAAAAAACCAAAGAAGGATTGATTGCTGTAAAAGAATATTTTTATTAAAAAGAAAAAAAGCATCCGAAAGGGTGCTTTTTTGATGAGTTGCACCAGTGCAACTAACGAAAAGTTTAAAGAGCATCCGAAAGGGTGCTTTTTTAATACAAAAAATTACGCAACGTAAGCGGAAATTACGGAAAGGAGAATTAAACATGGGCGAAACTGTTAATCAGGGACAGCAGAATGCAGAAGGTCAGCAGAATAATGCAAATCAGCAGAACACTGCAGGTCAGCAGAAAACTTTTACTCAGGAGGAATTGGACAGCATTATTGCTGAACGTCTCGGAAGAGAACGTCAGAAATATGCAGATTATGATTCATTGAAGCAGAAGGCTGACAAATATGACGAACAGCAGGAAGCAAACAAGACGGAGCTTCAGAAAGCTACGGAAAGAGCAGAAAAGGCTGAAAAAGAAATGGCTGCTATGAAACAGGCTAATTTAATCAGAGAAATCCGCTCAAAAATATCAAAAGAAACAGGAGTTCCCGAGAATCTTCTCACGGCAGACACAGAAGAAGATTGCAAGAGTCAGGCAGAGGCTATCAAGGCTTTTGCTACTCCCATAAACAATCTCAATTTGCCTGACGGTGGTGAAGCAACAGGAACTTCCAAAGAAACACCGGCCAATCAGTTTGGCGAATGGTTCAATCAGGTTACAAACCAGTCATAAAGGAGGAAAAAAACAATGGCAAGTGGTACACCTACTAACAGAACAAATATTAGTTTACCGGTTGATATCTCAAAAGAGATTATTGCAAAAGCTGTTGAATCTTCAGCAGTTATGGCTTTAGGACGTAAGGTTTCTCTTCCCGGAAGAGGAAAAGAGATTCCTGTTATTCTTGGCGATCCTGAAGCATCATGGGTATCAGAAACAGGTAAAAAGCCCGTTTCAAATCCTAATCTTTCACAGAAAATACTTCGTCCGTATAAATTGGCAGTAATTGTGCCTTTTTCAAACGAATTTAAAAGAGATCTTAATGAACTTTATGAAGAAATTAAGAGAAGACTGCCTGCTGCATTAGGAAAAAAATTTGATGAAACTGTTTTTGGCTTTACAGATGCTCCCGGAAGTGATTTTGATACTTTTGCATCCGTAACTGGTCAGGAGATTGGTACAGATGCATATGATGGTCTTGTAGCAGCAGATACAGATATCTCTACACATGGAGGTATTGTAAATGGTTACGCATTATCTCCTCAGGGCAAGGGAGTTCTCCTTGCATCAAAGGATAGCACTGGAAGACCTTTATTTATCAACAATACTTCCGAAGGAGCAATTCCTTATATTCTCGGATCAAAAACCCGTATTGTAAGAGGAGCATATAACAGAGAATCTAATGTAGTTGGTTTTGCAGGAGACTGGACAATGGCAATGTGGGGCGCTGTCAATGAAATTGAATTAAAGATTTCAGATCAGGCAACATTAGATCTTGGTGATGGTAATGTAATTTACCTTTGGCAGCAGAATATGTTTGCAGTTTTAGCAGAAATCGAAGTTGGTTTCCGTGCCGATACTTCTGTATTTAACAAGCTTACTGCAACACCTGAAGTTAGCGGCTAATGGCTGTTAAATTTAGAAATCGATTAACAGGCTCGATTATGTGGGTAGCGGATGACCGAGCAGAAGAGTACAGGCAACTCGGACACAAAGAAGTAGTCGATACTCCCCCGGAAAAACCTACAAAAAGAACCGAAGTTCAGAAATCTGAAAGAAGAAATTCTACAAGAAGGACTTCTAATAGAGATGAAAGAGAAAGGTGGTATCTATGGCAGCATATGCAACATTAGCTGACATCAAAGCAAGAATTACAAGAACATTAAGTGAAAAAGAAGAAACTGTATGTACCAATCTTCTTGATGATGTTGGTGTATTAATTGATGCATTTAATGCTAATGCTTCATCCAATGCAAAGAAAATAGTTTCATGCAATGCGGTGATAAGAGCGATTGGTACCGGAGATTCGGATATACCTGTTGGAGCAACACAGGGTTCAATGGCAGCTTTGGGATATTCTCAAAGTTGGACTATTGGATCAGGTGGTGCTACAGCAGAATTATATCTCTCAAAAACCGATAAGAAATTATTGGGTTCCGGGAACTCCATAGGCTCTTATTCACCGGTAGAAGAACTTGTTCCAAGAGGTTAAAAACATGAAAGGTGTATCTGTTACATTAAAGAAAAAGACACAGACAGGATCAGATTCCTTTGGGCAGCCTATATATACAGAAACTGATGTTGTTATAAACGATGTTCTCATTGGAGAACCGAGTACAGAAGATATTCAGAATGTTTTCACGAGATATGGAAAACAGATTGCATATACATTGGCAATTCCTAAAGGTGATGAAAACGATTGGTATGAAACCAAAGTTGTTCTTCCGTCTCCCTGGAGTGAAACCTTTAATGTTATTGGAGATGCCATTATGGGAATCGAAGCAAACATTCCTCTCCGATGGAACAAAAAGGTTCATCTCGAAAGGTTAAGCGGATGAAAGTTGAAGTAAAGAAATTCAAAATTAACAAAGGTAATGTTAAAAAATTGCTTCAATCCGATGAGGTGATGGAGGCATTAAAAGACAATGCTAAAACTATTGGCACCACAAAGACCTCTTTTGTGGGTTTCGACAGATGCCATGTAATTGTAAAGGATGAGAACGATGCTTATAGAGACAACGATTCGTAATTATCTTTCCGAGAAGATACCAAATGTACCTATTGAAGTAGAGGTACCGAAAAATACATCAAAGTTTGTAGTTTTCAGAGTTATTGGCCGAGGAAAAGAAAATCAGATCAATGCCGTAACAATGGAGTTTTTAAGTTACGGAGCATCTAAATTCGAAGCTGCGGAATTAGATGATTTGGTAAGAACGGCAATGGAAAACATTGTAGAACTTCCTTCTATATTCTCAAGCACAATCGGTGGAGGTGACGATGATTATGACAAAGAACTGAAGTTGGATTTTTATCGGGCCTATTTTAATTTATCATATTAAAGGAGAAAGACATGGGAAACAAAGCATCCAATGTAACCGCCGGTAAACCTAAAATTGCCGGTGCAATTTATAAAGCTCCTCTCGGAACAGAACTTCCCACAAGCACAACAGATGCCTTAACAGGCTTTACTTGTCTTGGTTATGTGTCTGATGATGGAGTTTCAAATGACAATTCACCTGAATCCACAACGATAAAGGCATGGGGTGGAAATACTGTTCTTGCTCTTCAGACAGACAGACCTGATACATTCACATATGCACTCATTGAGGCAATGAATGAAGATGTACTCAAGGTTGTCTATGGAGATACCAATGTTTCTGTTGATGCGAATGGAAATATCTCTGTTAAGGCAACATCCGAACAGTTACCCGGTTTGTCTTGGGTAATTGATATGGTTCTTCGTAATGGCAGAGCAAAGAGAATCGTTATTCCCGAAGGAACTTTAACGAATCTCGCAACAATCACATACAACGATACAGATGCTGTTGCTTACGGCATCACAATCACAGCCACTCCCGATGAAAATGGTGGATCTCACTATGAGTACATCGCAGGAGAGAGCGAAGTTTCAGGTTAAGGAGTTAAAACATGGAAAATATCACAGGCAAAACAAGTACAGGATTTGAATATACCATTGACAAGAGAGTATTAACCGATTGGGACTTTGTTTCTCTCTTGGGGACTCTTACAGATAAGGAAATCAAAGAATCCGTAAAATTGGCGAATATGAGAAAACTCTTATTCATCGTTCTTGGAGAAGAACAGACCAATTCTCTTATCTCTCATGTAAGAGATTTGAATGATGGTTATGCTCCTATTGAAGAAGTAATGAAAGAATTGGGAGAAATAACATCTGTAAAAAACTGATTCGACTCGCTCTTGTATTGAATAGGTACGAGAGCGAGTTAATTTGTGATTTTGCAGAATATTACCACATCCTTGATTACAAAAGTATAGAACCGGCACTTGCCGGTGTTCTTTTGCAAGGGTTAAGACCTGAAAGCAGAACCAAGATGAAATTAAATAATCAGAAATTAACTCTTGACCAAACCTTATTGGCAATTATTTCTGATGGAATATCTAATTTGGTTTGGCTTCAAGGAAAAAGAAAGAAATCAAACAAACCTAAATCTATTCTTAATTTGCTTTTAGATGAGAAGCACGAAATTAAAGAATACAAAGGTTTTGAGTCTGCTGCCGATTTTGAGAGAAGTTGGCAAAGAATAACAGGAGTCGGTCATGGCTAAAAAAGGTAGTACAGTTGCAAATGCTTATGTGAATTTAATACCTTCAGCAGAAGGATTTTCAAGTGGTGTTGAAAAAGCCATTTCTGAAGGCACACAAGCCGGAAGTAAAAAAGCGAGTGCAGGTCTTTCCAATCTTGCATCAGGATTTGCGATGGGTATTGGACAGGCTGCATTTCAGGCCGTTGAAGCATTAAGCGGAAAAATCCTCGAACTCGGACAGACGGCAATTGGATCATACAAAGATTATGAACAGTTAGTCGGTGGTACCGAGACATTGTTCGGAAATGCCGCAAAGTATGTTGAGGACTATGCAAACACAGCTTATAAGAGTGCCGGTCTTTCCACTAATGAATACCTTGAAACTGTCAATGGTATGGCTGCTGCCCTTAATCAATCCACAGGAAGTGTTTGGCAATCGGCAAGGTTAGGGAATCAGGCTGTAATTGATATGGCCGACAACGCAAACAAGATGGGTACCACAATGGAACTCATCCAGAATGCTTACAATGGATTTTCTAAACAGAACTATACAATGCTTGATAACCTTAAACTTGGTTATGGTGGTACCAAGAAAGAGATGCAGAGGCTCCTTGACGATGCAACAGCACTTTCTGGCATTGAATATGATATCGAAAGTTATGCCGACATTGTAAGTGCTATTCATGTAATACAGGAAGAGATGGGCATAGCAGGTACCACACAGTTGGAGGCAACAGAAACCATTGAGGGTTCTCTTAACATGGTTAAATCTGCTTGGGACAATCTGATTGCCGGTCTTGGCAAAGATGATGCAAATCTCGAAAGTCTGATTGACAAATTGTTAAATTCAATTTTTGGCACAGACAAGGAGAAAGGTTTTCTTGATAACTTACTTCCGAGGGTTGAAACGATTGTTTCAGGTTTGGATAAATTTGCGATTGAGTTAACAAGTAGACTTCCCGGTGTAGTGGCAGAAATATTGCCTCAATTATCATCTTTGTTGCTTAATATGATAACAAATTCAATAAATTCCCTAAATGATAATCTTGATGGCCTAATAGCAAACTTTGAGACAATAATTAAAAATGTTGTTGATACAGCCATTACTCTTGTTACAGCTGTAATACATATGTTGCCGAGTATTATTGAAATGGCAATACAAATTATTGTTACACTTGCAAAAGGTCTTGCAGAAAATATCCCGGAACTTGTTCCCACAATTATTGAAATCATAGAGGAAATCCTTGATGTTATTATTGATAATCTTCCTATGATAATTGATGCATCTGGGGAAATTATCAATGCGTTAGTAGAAGGTCTTATCGAGTCTTTGCCTGATATATCACTTGCAATCAATAAGATAATGTATCAGATTTCGTTTACATTCCTTTCGTTATTGCCTCAAATCTTCGAAGTTGCAGCCGAAATTATATGGACATTGATTGGATCAATGGCAGAAGCACTTGGAGAAATGCTTTCAAGTGATTTTTGGAAACAGGCAATTGGAGACATTAAACATTCCTTTACAGATATTGATTGGGCAGGAATTGGCATGGAATGTCTTGAAGGAATTGCACAAGGATTTGAGAAGAATTGGGAAAAAGTCAAAGGTTCCGTAACAAAAGTTGCCAATGGAATTAAAAATCTCTTCTCTGGAGAAATGGAGATTCATAGTCCTTCAAAAGTTTTTGAAAATTATGGCGAGATGATTGATAAAGGACTTGCGATTGGTATTGATTCCGGAATGGGAGAGTCTGCTTCTAAAGAATTAGCTGACACAGCAAGGAATAATTTCGTAACTTCTTTTGATGGAATTTTGGTTTCGAACTCTCCTGATTCTAACGAAAAACAAATAATTGACCTTTTAATCAGACAAAATGAATTGTTATATCAAATACTAAACAAAAATTACGGAAGAACTGATGATGAGATTTTCAGATCTGTTCGTGAAAGTGCCAATATGTTTTTTGCAACAACAGGAACTTATGCTTTTGGAGAATAAAAGATGATTTTTCAAATAAATGGTCATGATTATACAAAATATTTACAGGATGATACATACAAAGTTATTCAAAATGATATAGGCAAATCTTGGACAGATTCAAATTATAAAAAACATACTCACGAAATATTAAAAGTTCAAGGTTCTTTTAGCATTGCATTTATAAATGAAGAAACATACACACAATTTTTGAATGATATAAATTTTACCAAAAATAATAATAATGGTTATATTGTATGTACTTTGTTTGTAATAAATTTAAATACTACAAAAACAATAGAATGTTTTATGAAAATTTCTTCAGAAAAATTTCGCCCTGTAAATAATGATATAGTTGTTAATGTTCTTAATATTACAATAAATGAGGCTTGATTATGGCTGTTAATTATGCTTACGAAAATCTATTTTATAAAGATTCTGTTGAGAAACAGATGATAATGACATATTCAGGTGGAAGCATTACTAATGAAGATATTCTTGAAGATAATTTTGATTTGGAGGAAACTCTTAATTCATCTGAAGAATTGAACTTTGGAGAATGTAATAGTTCATCAATTTCTTTTACTGTTGGATATTATGAAAAGACTTTAGTTGGAAAAAAATTATCTGCAAAAACCACTCCAAGCGGAGGAACAGATTTTTCCATAGGTCAATATAATGTAATGTCCGATAAGCCTGATGACAATAGAGAATTTCGAAAAATAATAGCCTGTGATGACCTTTATGATGCTTTAAAAAAAGAATGTTTGTCTTGGTATAACACGATTTTACCAGATAATAGTTCATCAGTTACGCAGAAACAATTTAGGGACTCATTATTCACTTTTTTGGGAATTACACAAAAAACACAGACTTTACCCAATGACAATAAAACAATTAAAAGAACAATAAGTGCCACATCTCTCCCAGGAAAGAAAATCCTGTTTAGTCTGTGTCAAGCAAATGGTTGCTTTGGAAAAATTAATCGAAGTGGTCTTTTTGAGTATGTATTCTTGGAAAAAACGGGAGAGGGATTGTTCCCTTCAAATACCTTATATCCGTCAGATAATCTTTATCCTAAAGAGTACGGCATGGCTAAAAAATATACTCATGTATATCTTGAGGGTGGTTTGAAATATGAAGATTATTTGGTGCAAGAAATAAACAAACTCATCATAACTAATTCAAAAGGAGATGTTCAAGTCACAGTTGGCACAGGAAATAATCCTTATATTATTTCGGATAATTTCTTATTGTTTGATAGAACAGATCAAGATTTATTATCAATTGCACAAAATATATATGACAAAATATCAGGAAGATGGTATAGACCAGCAAGAGTCAAATCAATTGGAAATCCATGTATTGAAACAGGAGATGGTATAAGACTATATGCTTCTAATGGCAAACAGATAGATCTTTATGTTTTAAGAAGAAAACTCACAGGAGTTCAGGTATTATTTGATGAATATGAAGCAAAAGGACTTCAAAAAAGGGCAAATAATAATAATTCGATATCTGCTCAACTAACGCAAACAAGACAAGACATCCGAAGAATTGAGGCAGATTATGTAAAGACTACAACACTTGAAGCAAATTATATTACAGCTAATCAAATTGCATCAGAATATGCAACAATAACAAATCTTAATGCCGTTTCTTTGAGAGTTGGGAATATTGAGGCAGATTATGTTACAGCAAATCAATTGTCAGCTGTTGATGCTAAATTTGAACATTTAAACGCAAGTAAAATTGATACAGGTTCAATGAATGGATCTTATATATCCGCCGGTACACTAAAGGCAAACAGATTGGATGTTGCAGATTTCCAAAGTAGTGATGTTTGGGGAGGCACATTCCATAGTACAAATGGTTTTATTTGGGCGAGTGGTTTTAAATACACATTTGTTCCGATGTCACAAGCAGATTATGGATTGAAGAGGAGTTCATCTTAATAATGGAAAATTATAATATAAGAGTTTTGGAAGATAAAATAATTGATGATTTCAATGCAAGTAATGTGCCTATCGAAACAAAGAGATTGATTGCACAAAATGTTTTGAATTTGCTCACCAAAGAGGCTGACAAAGAAATATGCGATGAGATTAAAAAGATAAAGTCAGAAAAAGAACCATCAGACATTCAGGAGGTATAAAAATGGCTTATACTAAAACAGTTTGGGCAAACGGGACAACACCTGCAATTAACGAAGATAATCTTAATAAAATGGAACAGGGAATCTATGAAAATAGCATATCCGGTTCAACTTCCAAAGATGCAATAAATGAAGAAATATCAAAATTACAGGAAGATATTGGAACACATAATTATTTCAATGCCGCCAATATTGAACTTGTAGTAATAAATACTTCAAATAATGTAAGAGCTGGTTGTGATTGTGGAGTTCTCCCTGCCGGAGAATATAAACTTACTTTTGAATATAAAACAGGTCAGTTTGGATATGTATATTTGACAACAGTTAAAAATGGAGTATATACGACAACAGGTATATATTCAGGAAATACTTTTACTGCAGACGGAAGTACAGACTTTATTGTTAGAACAGAAGAAAGGTACGATCCTACAAATTGGGTTTTGAAAAATGTTCGTGTTGAAAGCACATCTGCATTTAAGATTTTAAATCAAGTCAACGCAAACACAAATAACATTTCAGCCTTTAATTCAGAAATTATCCATGTTGAGTCACTTTTTGATGAACTTATAGAAGATAAAAAAGTTACAAGAAATGTACTTCCGCCGTTCTTTCAATCGGGAGACAGCCGTATTTGGTATAGAATCGGAACATTTGATGTCGGAACAACAATGGCTGTGTCTGATAATGATTATGATATTGCTCCTTATTCAACGATTGGTTCGGTGTCAGGCTGGAGTAAATCAATAACATTCACAGATACAAATTACACAGGAATTGCTTTTAGAAAAGCTGATAAAAGTAATATTTCAGGAATGACACAATCGGAGATTTCTTCAAAGATTGAGTATACAATCTATCTTATTATTGGTGGAGAAACAGATACATTCAATAAATTTAGTCATTTTTCCTTTGATGATTGTGTATTTTGGGCTGATTTAATTACAAATGAAGATGTTTATGACAGCATTTTTGATAATTCGTTTTTGGCAGATTTGAAAGAATTACACGAAGAAACAGGTGCGGTATTTACTCTTAATTGCTTTTGTTCTTCAAGTGGAAGTAATATTGAGAACTGTCCTGACAAATTTGCAAGTGAATTTTCAGAAAACAGAAGATGGTTAAAATTTGCATTTCACGGACAAGACTCAAACGCAAGATATGATACAGATGTTGTTTCGGCAATAACTACATCTTATGGAAAATTTGTTACAGGAATATATAGTCTTACTGGCAGAACAGATACAATAGACCATATCACGAGATTAGGATATTTTACAGGAACTATTGCAAATGTAGAAGCCATAAGAGATTGTCAATGCGGAATTTCAGGACTTCTTACAGCAGACGATACAAGAGTTTCATATTATTTAGACACAACAAACAATAATTTTATTTTGGCACATTCTAAAATGTTTGATGCTGACAATAAAATAATGTTTATTAAATCACAAAAAAGACTTGAATCAATGAGTGATGTTGTGTCTTATTGTAATAATATCCTTACACCTTCGGGAAGCAATTTTGAAAGATATTTGGAATTTTTCACTCACGAATACGAGTGGAATAGCACTTTAAAAACTAAATTATCAACATTGTTAAATTGGTTGAGAGGAAACGGCTATGGATTTGCCTTTTGGGAAGATGTGTTTAAAATGTAACCTCTTTACCAAAAAACACAGCGATTAAATTAAAAAATGGCAAACAAAAGACATTACAAAAATAAACTCCGAAAAAGAAATAAAAGAAAAATTACACCGTATGATATGGCTAAAAAGGAGACAAAATGCAAAAACTAATCTATGTACTTAATATCTTGGCAATTTTAGGTTTTCCGTCAATTTTTGTGCTTGTTTCTATTTCTATTAAGAAAATGAGCAAGTACGCAAAACAGATCAAAATTCTTATGGAGGCCCAACAGGCTCAAATGAGAAGTCAGCTGTTAAAAGATTATTACACTTACAAACGAAGAGGGTTTGTCTATGAAGCAGAACTATTGGATTGGGAGGATTGTTATAAAAAATATCATTCTCTCGGAGCAAACGGCATCATGGATAAACGATATGAAGCATTATTGTCTTTAGAGACAAAACAAGAGATTGAATAAATGGGTAGTTTGATAATCATTATATGTGCAATATTTATATTTTTGATTATCGTGATTGATGATTTCATGGAAGGAGATTGAAATGGATTGGGAAGTTATTGTTTTTGGCATTGCACTTGTTTCCGGGTTTACCGGTTTAATTGTTCAGGGAATAAAGAAGATTCTCAAGGATTTGGGAAAGACATTCCCTAAAAATATCCTCGTAAGCATCGTTGCAGCAATCTTCACGATTCTCTTGAGTGTGGGATATGCAATAATATTTAATGTGCCTTTTTCTGCATCTTATGTGGTGTGGACAGTTTTTGTGATGATATTCGGATGGCTTGGAAGTATGTTTGGATTTGACAAGATCAAACAGACTTTTGAACAGGCAAAGGGAGGAATTAAATGAAACAGAAAGAATTTCTCGATATGTTAAAAATCGCACATGAGGTTCCGAACTGTTATTCTAATTCTTATCCCAAGAATCTCGGATATTATGACGGAAAGAAGTATTCCTTTGATTGTTGGAATCTCATCAAGGTTATTCTGTCAGGTTGGAAACCTAATGGAATCAAAGGAAGTTACATCAAACCTGCACAGCTTGTGACAGGAGACATTGATGGTAAGAAACTTCTTGAGAGATGCTCCAATCGTTCAAAGGATTTCAGTAAACTGTCTATCCCTGGAACTTATCTCTATTTAGAGTCTGATCCGCATTCAGGAGTCTATGTGGGAGACACACTTATAGATGGCAAGATATACAATGTCATTGAAGCCACAAAGAACGGAAAGTTCGGAAATGGTGTTTTATATACCTATGTCGATAAAGACGGAACAAGAAGAAAATACAAAGGCTCCTCAAAGACTTCTCTTAAATGGTCTGAATACGGATTGCTCACACGATTCGTAGAATATGATTTGGATCAGAAGCCTGAAAAACCGAGTGTTGATTATTCCAAATATCCTGTGTTAAGAAAAGGAAGTCGAGGCGAATATGTAAAGTTATTGCAAACACTTCTTTTGGATAAAGGATATGATTGCAAAGGAATTGACGGAATTTGGGGTAACAATACCGACAAAGCTGTCCGAAAATTCCAGAGTGAAAATTACGACATTTACGGAAGAAAACTCGATGTCGATGCCTGTGTCGGACAGTTAACTTGGGGATCACTTTACAAATAGGAAGGAGAATGACATATCAAACACAATTTAATATGGATGAATAAGTTGTCTGGTTAACTCCGACAGAAATCCTTATTCATATAGTCACTAATCATTGAAGCATCAGGAAATCTATATGTTATTAAGGGATTTTACTCAAGCCGAGTACGATTACTGTGTGGAAAGATGTCATTTTACGGATGATGAGATGAAGTATTTTGATTTGAAATCAAGAGACAAAAGCATCGTTCAGATATCCTTTGAGATGAATATTTCCGAAAGACAGGTAAGTGTTTTGGCAAGTCGGGTTAAGGCAAAAATCTCCCGAATTTGAAAATGTAATATTTGTGTAAGAATAGTGGAAAGAGAGTGCAATTTGGCACTCTCTTTTTTTTGTACAATTTTTTCAGAAAGGAGAAACAACTATGGATATGAAGAAGTTTGTGGACAAGTTGCTTAAATGCGATGACCTAAAGGATGTTCCGATGGAATACATATTCAGGGTTGTTTCTTCTGTTTTTAAGGTAATGAAGAACGAAGATGTGTTTTATGAGGAGTGATTATGAACTATACCTTACCACCACAGCAAATATTACAGGCAAACGGCAAAGACAGTATTAAGGCAATCAGGATGAGTCCCAATTCATCTGTACTTATTGCCGACACCACAGAACCGATCGTTTGGAAGTGCGTTTCTGACGGACTCGGAAATGTGACCACAGAAGCATTTGACATTTCCCATCACAAGACGGAAGAGGAAGTGGAGAAAGAAACAACAGCTAATTTGCTTAATCAAATAAGCGAGAGATTGGAGAGATTGGAGGGCAAGTATGAATCCGTTATTAACAGGAATTATGAATCCACAAGCAAAACAACTTATGCAGACAATAAAGGCATCACAAAATCCACAGATGGCTTTACAACAGTTGATCCAAAGCAATCCCGGTATGAAACAGGCTATTGATTATGTCAATGCTAATGGAGGCAATCCGAAAGATGCTTTTTACAAATTGGCGAAGGAAAGAGGGATTGATCCCGATTCCATTCTTAATTCACTAAAATAATTTGCAAATTATAAATATTCTACGAAAGGAGAAAACACTATGGATAACATGAACATGGGTATTGATGGCTTAATATTCCTCTTTGCAATCCTTTGTCTCTTCGGCGGTGGTGGATTCGGCTTCGGCGGAAACGGCAACACTAATGCGCTTAATGCAGACATTCAGAGAGGATTTGATGCACAGAACTCTATGGCAAACGAAAGAGAAATTCTTTCTGCAATTAACTCCGGCACAGCTCAGTCAGTCGCTGCTACTAACTCGACTTTCCATGATAGTCTGATGGCTAACCAGGGACTCTATAATGAGCTTGCAAGAGACATTTCAGGCTTAGCAGCAGCACAGGCTAATCTTCTTGCTAATCAGAACGAATGTTGCTGCAGCACAAAGCAGTTAATCATGCAGTCGAATTATGAAGGTGCCATGAGAGATGCTGCAACAAATGCTAACTTTACAGCTCAGATTCAGTCTGTAAAAGATATGATCTCACAGAACAAGATTGAAGCTCTTCAGGCAGAAGTAAGCAAGTTACAGTTGGCACAGGCTACAAGTGGTATGCTTCGCTTCCCTAACTCTTGGAGTTATGATGCAGGTTCATTTCCGCCTGTTGTAGCAGGAACTGCTATTATGTAATTCATTCCGGGATAGGGAGAAATCTCTATCCCTTGTTTATAGGAGACATTATGAAAAAGATCAAAGAATATGTTGAAAAGATAAATGACGAAATCGATGGTGCAAAAGAATACATGGAAAAGGCCCTTTGGTATAAGGCAAAGGGAGATTCAAACCGTTATACAAGATATAAAGAAATGAGCATGCAGGAACTCGGACATGCAATGACGATTCATCAGTTTGCATCTGAGGATATCGTAGAACTTAAAAGAGTATATCCTGAGATACCTGAAGCCATGCAGGATGCCTGGGACAAAGCTCATAATGAATATGTTGAGAAAGTTGCATGGATAAAACAGATGCAAAATATGTAAAAATGCCCCAATACTGCCCCAATGATTTTGAAAGTGCTGTAAAATGGGGAGTTGTAAGACCTATAGATAGGGTTCGAGTCCCGTCTATCGCTCTTTAGTGGTAAGTCCCGAAAATACTTGATTTTCTCTTATAATCAGGTACTTCGGGACTTTTTCTTTTTTCAAAAATATGCATCAAATGCATAAATATGCACCAAATACATAACTTTTTTGCCCCAAGATTGCCCCAAAGAAAAAATAAAAAAATTAGGGGCTCATTAAGGAGCCGATACTGTTTGCCATTTCAGTTTTAACTTTATTCATTTCCATAGCATGTTGATATACAGATTTCATAACAGAATTTTCTGTTGAGGCCCATCCGCCCATTTCTTGGATTTGCTTGTCCGTATAGCCCAAATTATGCATGTATGAGACGAAGAAATGCCTCAATTTGTGTAAAGGGAACTGTGGTATACCTAATCGCTTTTGAGCACGTTGTAGGTTAAAATACAAGTTTTCAGGATTACCTTCATAGAATCCTCGTTCATTAAGAATTTTCACAAGCTCGTCAGGTATAATGATTGATCTGGTAGAAGCTTCTGTCTTAGTTGTCTTAATTACCCATTCTTTTTTGTCATTTTGGACCAGAGCCTTATTGATGGTTAATACATTTCCCTTCAGATCATCGGTACCAAGGGCGCAAATTTCCGATCTTCTCAATCCCATTGTGGCCAAAATTATAAAGCCCTCATAACGATGCCCTTTAAATTCTTGTAAGATTCGTTTTACATCCTCTTCCGTAGGAATGTAGATGTCTTTCTTTTCCTTTTGAGGCAATCTTGGTGTTTTAACTTCAGCTCCGTTATAATTTAAGACCGCAACAATAAAACCATTCATATTCCTAACACTTTTAGGTGAATGGGAAGCGGAATATTCGTTTATAAAAGTCTGAAGCACCGGGAGAGTGATTTTATCAAGCTGCATATTCATTATGGTTTCGCTTATGTTGTTAATCAGGCCTCGATATCCTCTTATAGTTGCAGGTGATAAAATGTTTTCTTTGGATTTAATATAAACTTCCACAGCATGAGAAAAAACCATTGAATTATGGTAGGATCCAAAGGCTTTGTTCATTATATCCTTTGCTTCACGTTTACCAGGCTCGTGATCAAGTGTTACTCGCCGGCGGATTCCGTTTCGGGTTTCAGATATTCTGTAATTGTCTCCTCGTTTTTCAATTGTCATTTTGATTCTCCTTTGCTGCAGCCATGACAATTAAGTAATCTGTCGACAAGCTCTGTATATTGAGCATCTTTTCTGTCATATCGTGTTTTCATTTCTTCCATTCGTTTATCTTTAATAGCAATCTGTTCATCCAGTAATTTGATGTGCTTTTCATACTGAGCACGTTCTCTATCCATTTTCTCGCAGCTTTTAACCTTTTCTTCCGAGAGCAGGAGACGAAGATCTGAAATCTGTTTCTCCAGTTCTTCAATGCGTTGAATCTTCAATTTGAGTAAAGATTTCAATGCTTTGGTATCTGCATCATCAGATTCTTCTATGGTGTCGACATCCAATAAGGCCTTTACGAGCGGTCTAATGGTGTCCTCATATCTAAATGAACCATTTTCTGAACCATCTTTGAATACTCTCTGAACCGAAGAAGCTGATACATAATGATTAGTCAATTCGACTATATCATTGTTGGAAAGATTCTTTTCCTGCTTCGCTTGTTTTAATTTCAATATGATTTCTCTTGTGTCAATCATTGGCATTTCTCCTATGTCAAAAGTGGGTTAAAGTGAAACTTCTATGTGTCAAACTGGTTTGATAATATCTTTTCGAAGAGAGATAGCGGAGACTCCATAAGCAAATCTTCTTGATAGAAACATCAATAACATTGGGTTAACTTAAATATTGCTATAGGAATCTCCGTTAGTTTTTAGAGGTATAATTATGGATAAAAGAGAGATATTAATTTTATATTTAAATGCAAATGAAGAAGATCAGATTACTGTTGAGACGATCTTAAAAATTGCTCAACAAGCTTCCGAGCTTCTGGAGTAGCTTTTTCCCATAATTCAACAAACTCATTTGCTTGCTTTAATTTCAAATAATCTTCTTTAGCTGAGTTAAATTCGTTTGCGTTATTTTCTAAAGCTTCAACATCGTTATCATCAATACCTAATAAATCCAGTCTTGCTTTAGCCATTTTTCTTTCTAATTGTTCGATGCTTTCCATGGGAACATCTAAGCCCATGAGCCAAGTCGGATTCACGTCTAAACAATTTGCTATTTTAACTAATCGTTTATCTTTCGGTTTTGAATAACCGCTACGATATTGACTAATAGTTGCTTCAGAAATTCCGGACATTCTGGTCAAATCTGCAGGTTTAATATTTCTTGCAGACAGAGCTTTTTCCAATCTATATTTAAATTCTTCTTTTATTTCTATCATATTAATCTCCTTAATTGTATGTGTGGATATATTACCACATTAAAAAATATCTTTCAATAAATTAAAATAAAACTTTCATAAAATTAAAAAAACATATTGACACCATACTTTCAAAATGTTAAAGTATTTTTACAAGCAAACCTAAGAAAGGAGATCGACTTATGGAACTTATGCATTCAAAATTGCGTGGACGTATTGTCGAAAAATTTGGCACTTACCGAGCATTTGCTAAAGAATTAGGTGTTTCTGAACAGATTGTTATTTCTAAATTAAATGGAAGAAGTGGCTTTTCTGATAAGAACATAATTCAGTGGAGCAATGCCCTTGATATAAGGGAAGACGAGGTAGGTGCTTTTTATTTTACCCAAAAACTTTAAGAAAATGAAAGTAAAGGAGGGGCAAAGACATGAAAAGAAAAAAAGAAACCCGACTGTTGCGGAGCCGAGTTTCATGTAACCGTAAAAACTTTTTACAGAAAGGAGAAAATCTCCAATGAGTATTATATCAAATTTTTCAGAAATTTTCAATTTTCGTTTCTGGCTATTGATGGCAGAACTCTTGTATTTCCCGATTGGATTTTTTATCGGTGGTCTTATCTATTACATCAGAACGAAAGGCAGTTCAGATGAAGTTTAACAAAACATCCCAAGAATACAAACAATTGAATGATTACGTCCGGGGAGAGATGAAAAGGCAAAAGATAAGCCAGGGCGATATAGCTTATGAGCTTAATCTTGATCAGAGTGTTATCTCCCGAAAATTATCTGGTGAGACTGATTGGACTCTCTGGGAGATGTTCAATGTATTCGAGCGATTAGGAGTTTGTTTCAATTACGGAAAGGAGTCCAAATGATTGAAAAGAATTTACCTGGCGAAATCGTCACATTAAATACAAGACACGATTCACATGAGACTGTTAATAAAGAAAAAAGATACAAACAAATTATTCAAATTCTCGAGGAGCACGAAGAACCGCTCACGGCAAAAGAAATAGCTGTATATATGTGCGAAAAAGGTTTTACACCTACGGCAGAGAGAAACTTCTCAGCTCCGAGACTCACAGAGATGTCAAACATGTTTATCGTAGAGCCAATTGGCAAGAAAAAATGCAAATATACAGGCAAGATGGTTTCCGTTTATGCCTTGATTAATTAAAATGCGAAGTCTCGGAGATGGTAACTGCTTGGCATTTCATCACGGAAGCCGAGACTTTGCAGGAAAGGAGACACAGTGGATGAAGGTTATATAAAACTCTTCCGATCCATGACGAGCTGGGAGTGGTACCAGGACTCGAATACAAAAGTTGTTTTCCTTCATTTATTGCTAAATGCTAACTGGGATGATTCAAGATTTAGAGGTTACGATATTCCGAAAGGAAGTTTAGTGACAGGATATAACGCATTGTCAAAACAATTAGGTATTTCAAAGCAGTCCGTAAGAACTGCAATAAAACATCTAAAATCGACAGGCGAAATAACAATCAAATCAACAAACAAATTTTCCATTATAAGCATTGCAAATTGGGAAAAGTTTCAAGTATTGGAAAAGAGTGCTAACACACAAAACAACACACAAGCTGGCACACAACTAACACTCAATCAACACTCAACTAACACCATAAAAGAATATAAAGAAAATAAAAATATAAGAAGAGAAGAAGAGGGAGAGAGCTCAATCAATCCCGAAGAAGTTCAGAATCTTTTTAATAAGATATGCATATTCTTTAAACCCTGCATGACAATCGGTAAAGCTTCTCTTCCAAAGATCAGGAAGTTAGGGCAGCAGTATTCCCTTGAAGAAATCCGGGAAGTCTTTGAGAAGGCAAACAAGAGTAAGTTTTTGCAGGGAAGTAATGATAGAGGTTGGAGTGCAACATTTGATTGGATAATCACACCTGACAATTTTGAGAAGATCAGGGACGGCAATTATGACAATTCGGAATCACAGAAGAGCGGAACATATCAGAATTACATTCATGGCAATTATGATTTCGAAGCTCTGGAACGTGAAACGAGAGGTTGAGTATGGAAGGAACACTTATAGATATTATTCGTACATACGAAGGAAAGTTTCGAGTGACCTTTGAGGTTGATTCCGTAGACGAGATTACCGGTATAGCCGGTAGGATTCGACTCATAGTGAAGAGGATCACAAGGAAGCGCAGCTTAAATGCTAATGCTTACTTCCATGTTCTTGTAGGTAAGATAGCTGAGGCACAGAAACCGCCGATAAGCAAAGCCAGGGCAAAAAATATTCTTTTAGGAAGATATGGCCAAAGGGAACTTACCGATACGGGCCCGTTGCTTATATCTGTCAGATCTGACATAGACATGATGGAAAAGGAAGACCTGCATTGCGTTCCTGTTGGATATGGCAAGGTAAATAATACAGAATTTACGCATTATGCTTTGGTCAGAGGATCCCATACATATGACAACAGGGAAATGTCAATTTTGATAGACGGTACCATCGAGGATGCGAAGGAACTGGGAGTCGAGACATTAAGCCCGGCGGAGATTGAGAGGATGAAGAGATTATGGAACTCAAATCGATAATGATAAAAGACAATGATTGGGAACATTGTTTTTGGTGTGGCAAACCAATGCACCAAATACATCATGTGATGCACGGTACAAAAACAAATAAAAAGAAATCCGAAAAATACGGACTTCTTGTTCCACTTTGTTATATATGTCATTCGCAGGTGCATGATGATTCAAAAAAGAATAGTTCTTACGATGAAAACCTTGATAGAAAGCTTAAAGAAATAGCTCAGGAGGATTTTATGATGGAGCATAGTTACGCACTTTGGATGAAAGAGTTCGGAAAGAATTACATGTGAGGGGGTATCAAGATGGATTACATGGAAGGGAGCAAGTGGTTATCCAGAGCAAGGAAGTTAGATTTTCAGATCCGTGAAAAGATTTATCTGATAGAAGCTCTTTACACTTGCTGCGGATTGCAGGGTATCTCTTATGATAAGGTTCCGGTTGGGACCACACCTGAGAATAAATTTGAATCAATCATGGCGGACATAGACGAAGCTAAGAGAGAACTGGAAGCACTCCAAAAGGAAAAACAAATTGTGATAAACGAGATAACTGAAAAAATATACACATTGGAAGTTTCTCCGGAGAGAACAATTCTGATGGCATTTTATGTTGGATGCCAGGAGATGGAGAAGATCGCCAAGGATGTCGGATATGAACTCAGCTATTGTTATCGACTTAAAAAGAGAGGAATAAAGATGTTATGAGCATGAGCGAATGGATGGAAACGATAGACGGAAGAATCATTGATGTTACATACAAGAACGATGAGGTGGTCAGAGGCCGAGAACTCATATTGACGGAAACGAAGATTAAATATGGGGAAGCGGTAACAATTCCGCTTGAAGAAATATTGGATGAGTCCGGTACCGTAGATGATCTGGCATCCATATTCAGAGATATGGACCATCAGGTGAATGATTTCTTCGACAAGGCGGAAAAGATGTTTGAGGAAGAAAGGGATTTTAATGGTTGACCTTAATCAAATGTTTGAAGCACAGATGCAGTGGGTTTATGATGATGGCTTTTTTTACATCACAGGAAGAGATGTTACAGCTGTCATTATGGGATTTTTTATCGGAGTGGTATTTGTTCTTACTTGGCTTTGCATTAAATACCATTTCGAAGAAAGGAAATAAGTATGTTTGATAGATTTGGAGAATTTGATTCCTGGGAAGAAATCAATAAAGCAGCTGAAGGCCAGAAAGAAGAAGGAGACTTCAATGCCTTGAAAGCACTTGCTAAAGAAAACGGCATCGATGAAGAGGATGCACAGGACTACATTGACGGTATTGTTGATGAGCTTTGCAATTCATCGATGGCAGCTATAGGAAAAATCAATATTGAAAAACAGGATATGGGTTTAACAGAAATCATGTCCGACTGGGCTGATTATATCATCAAAGAATCCATAGAAGATGAAAAGATGGCTCTTGCGGTTAGAAAGAAAGGCAAATCTCTTGCCGGTGCTATAGGAGCTGTTTTGAAACAGTCTTGGAAGATAAAGGCAGCAGTTCCCGAAGAGGTGATGGAAGCTGCCGGTATTCATGCCAGAGTTGAAATGGGTATTCCGGGATATGCAACGGTTACGAAGATCTTAAGAGATTATTATTTGGAGGGTTGATATGGATGCTGAAAAAATTCATGAAATGTTAAAACCCTTGCCTAATGATTTTGATGATTTTATAAGAGCAGGCTTCCGCTTTTCGGGAGCATGGACGGGATATGTCGGAACTTACTACCCCGAAGCGCAGTTCATAGAAGAAACCAAGCCTGAAAAGATGCTTTATTGCACACAGTGCCATACATACACACCGACAGACATCAAATTAGGCGGTAAATATTCAGGCGAAACAAATCCTTACAAATTCACCACATGTCCATATTGCAACGAAGAGCTTCGGTTATTCTCGCTACATAAGAAAACGACACCGACAGAAAGACATCAGACTTATTGGATAGGTCAGAACCTGGGAGAGAAGATATTCGTCTTAAGAGGATTCAGAGTAACATTAAGACTTTATTCCCCGGAAGTGTATGACAACGAAGAAATCGTTAAGCAGGAAATCAGGAGGCTTTATATATCCCCGGAAGAGTCTTACAAGGAATATTGCGGATGGGAATATGATTCGGTGACTAATGAATTTAAACCTGATAAATGGGCTTCAAGGGCAGCAGGCTTTGCGTCCGCATGCGGTCCGATTTATCCTGATACATTTGAAGAGGCTATCGGTACCGGCGCAGAATATGCACACTTTCAGGATGCAAAAGAAGCAGAAATCTTTGCCGATGAATACAACTGGTCTGAAAGGTGGAGCACTTCCGGGGGATATTATTATTCGACAAATGAGAGAGATTCAATTTGGGATTATCTTTCGGTTTATGCAAAAGACAGAAAAACAGAAATGCTTGTCAAATTGAATATGTCTTTTATCGTCAGAAGTAAAATGAAAGGTTATGCAGCAAACCTAAATGGCAGAGCAAAGAATCCCTGGGATTATTTAAAGATTTATAAATCAAGATTTAAAGGTTTCAGCTGTATTGATGGTGATGATTTTGAACTCTTAAAGGTTTACCGCCTTGAAAGAAAGTTAAAAATTCATTTCACAGACGAAGAGGTTAAAACTCTGAAAGCAATTATAGGCCGAGATTATAATATTAAGAATTGCCTTAAATATATGACTATTAAGCAGCTTATAAACAGAGTCAACACCTATTACAAGAAAAAGGTAGGCTCTACCAAATCATACGTGCTCACAACTTATTCTGATTACCTGGATATGAAAGAAGAACTCGGATATGATATGACAAATTCAATCACCATTTATCCGCATGATCTTAAAGCCGAGCATGATAAAGCTGTAATAGAAAGAAACGAGGCAGCAGCGAAAAGAAGAGAAGAAGCTGCAAACAATATGTACAAAGCAATCAGTCAAAGATTTAAAAAGGCCGACAAGATTTATTCCTACCATTCCGGCAAGCTTTTTGTAAGACCTGCCAAGAACGCAGCGGAAATAATCGAGGAAGGAAGAATCTTACATCATTGTGTAGGCGGTGATACTTATCTCAATGCACATGCTAAAAAGGAGTCGATCATTCTCTTCTTGAGAAAAAAGGAAAATACACCGTATATCACAATTGAGATGGAACCGACAGGCGAGATAGTTCAGTGGTACGGAGCTTATGACAAAAAGCCCGATGAAGCAAAAATAGACAGATGGCTTAATAAATATGTTAAACAGCTGGACATAAAGGCACTTAAGAGAGAGGCCAAGAGGAAAGGAGCATAAATGAACGAGATAGTTTATCAGAAAGGTTATGAAGAATATAGAGCAGAACTCGGAGCGTAACTTGCATCCGCTTCCGAGAGTTTTGTCAGAATCGGGTACCTGCTTAAGGTGGCAAGAGATACAGATATACTTAAGTATTCCGAGCATACTACTTACGTAGATTTTGCCAAGGCAGAATTTGGTCTTGAAAAAACCCAGGTATCAAGATTCATCCGCATCAACGATCGTTTTTCCGAAGGCGGTAATTCATTGGAACTTAAAGACGAGTATAAAGGCTTCGGAACAAGAAAGCTTGGAGTTATGCTTACACTCCCGGAAGAGATTACAGAAGAACTGTCTCCTGAATATACCGTGGAAGATATAGAGACGATTCAGAAGGAAGTCAAAGAGGAGCAGACAATAACTCCGATTGAGGATTATGTTGAAAAAGTCAAAGCAGAAGAATCAAACGATGCAGGAGCCAAGCTTGCAAAGGATGATATTTTGATGGCAGCAGTCTTTGAGATTGGAAAAGCTTATCCTGAAGTATTTGAAAGGGTAATGACTCTTCCGGACATTGAAATAAAAAAGACATTGGCTCCTATAGCGGATCAGATGTATATAGTCAGGGTTATGGGTACAGGCAAACTGATGATTATTTGCAAAGAGTCTGAAATAACCATCATAAATGCAAGAACTAACGAAAAAACTTCAAGAACATGGGAAGAAATGTCAAAGGCATGGGATAGTTTATGGTACTCAGTACATTCCATAGGCTACAAAGAGGTTTATAAGGAACTTTATGGAATAGACTTCCCTGAAAAAGAAGTTGCACCGGTGCAACTCGAGAAAAAAGAGCAGAAACCGAATAAGCCTGATTCCAAGAAAGTCAAAACACCTGCCAAGCCTAAGGCAGAACCTAAGGTTGAGGAAGCTCCTATGGAAGAAGCACCGGTTATCCAGGAAGCCGAAGAAGAAAGTACGGTACCTGAAGTTGAAGTTGTTCAGGAAGAGGAAATTTCAGAAACAGAAAATCTTTCAGAAGATGATGAACTGATGGATACATTTTTGGAATGGCAGTCGGCAGGCGAAAAGTTTTCATCGGCTATTAAGAGAAATGACAAGGCAGCAGCATTATCCAATATCCATACACTTATTTCCAAGGCTGAGAGGATCCGCAACATACTTTTAAAGAAGGGAGCGGATGAATATGAAGAATGAGAGAGATCACTTTATAGAAGAAGCCAGCTCACAGAGAATCCTTTTTAGAGGTACCAAGGAAGAATGCGATGAATGGTATGACCTTCATAGCAAAGAGTATGCAGACAAGATATTGATTATCAGAAAGGGGCAGAAATGTTCATAACGGCAGCAGCTTACGAAGATATGATGCAGATGTATGAGGAAAATCTTAAAAACGGCTGTCCGCTCCAGGCTGAAAAGGCAGTATCCGATACCGTGGACGTGCTTAAGCAGTTTGGATTCGATGCCGGTGCTGAGATCTTTCAAAACATTATGTATCTGGCAGTCAGAGATAATATGATAAGGGGTTTTGACGTATAGGAGGTTTTATGAGTTGGGATTTTGTACTCACACTGGTTATTGGGGTAGCAGCAAGCATTATAGCCATCATTATTATATCCGGGAAGGAGGATGAGGAATGATTATTACAGATTTAATGGAATATGTTGGCCTGAAGGTCAGAGTATATTTCGAAGATAATATGAAAAGCGAGAAAAGCGGAAAAATACTTGAAGGTTATTTGGAATATGTACCTTCATATTGCGAATTATATAACTATCGCAGGCCCAAACACTTTTATATATCCACAAAGGATGGCGACTGGGCATTCAGAGCATGGCATGTGAAGAAGGTGGAGGTGATTACAAATGATGGATCGAATTAAATCAGCAATTATAGGTCGAGTTAAAGAAGTATTGAATAATTCAGATTTTACGCAAGAAGTAAATATTACAATTCACGCAGATATGGATTCCGTACCTTCTATTAAGTATGAAATTACAGAAGGAATTAATCCTTCGCATTATGCTATTAAAGAGGAGTTAAAAAATGAATAAATGCTGTTTTTATATGGGAGATTCCGGACATCATTTATACATTCATTGTTCATATAAGGGACTTATTACAGCAAAACAATGTATGGATTGCAGGAAAGATAAAGGCTCAAATGTTAATGAAATGATAGTTCAAACAATAGAAAATGATATAAAAAAACAAATATTTGATTTGATGAAAGGAGAATAAAAGTGAATTGGAGACAGAAGAGAAAAGCATTTAAGAGAAAGTATGGTGTGACTCCTGAGCAAGCAGGTCAAATAATTATAGAGACATTAAATAAGTTTGATTGGCAGAAACTCGCTGATGGAATATTAGATGCTTATGAAATTCTTTTGGTTTGGTCAGAAGAAATAAAAAATGAAATTAATCAGCAAAGCACAATGCATCAAGACGGAGATTACTACATTAAAAACATTGATGTAGAACGAATAATAAATAATCATATTAAAAAGGTTGAGGAAAAAGAAAATGACGATACCTGATATGGTAGAGCTTCTCGGAAAACATATCGAGGCAGAGTTTTATGACGGACAGATCATTAAAGGCAAGCTGGAATATTGTCCGGGAAGAGATATGAATAAAAGATTACATGCCTATTACAAAGTTGGCAGCAGGATATTTAAGGTTAATGAATTATACAAAGCAAAAGAGGTACCGGAATGGCAGCAGTAAAATTATCAATCATAATACCGTATTTTAATACGCAAGAATATACAGATCAGCTTTTGATTAAGCTCGAACCACAGCTTACGAAGCAGTGCGAGGTCATAATTGTCGATGACGGAAGCAAAAAAGAGTATTGTCCATGGCAGATGATGGATAATATGATCATTTTACGTCATTTATCCAATAGAGGAGTTTCCGCAGCAAGAAATACCGGGCTCAAAAAGGCTAAAGGTGAATATATTGCTTTTATAGATTCTGACGATATGGTTACGGAAGATTATGTCGAGCAGATTCTCCTGGCAATAGAATCAGAACCTGATACGGTTTATCTCTCATGGAAATCCATGGATGGAAGATTCGGAAAAACGATTAGGAACATGAAAGACGAGTTCGGACCTTATAATCGTTGCGTATGGAACCGTGTATTCAAAAAAGAATATATAAGAGGCATGAAATTTGATGAAAAAATGCCTGTAGCCGAGGATGATGATTTTCTTAATCGATTACCAAAGGCAGAAAGCCATACATTTGTATCAAAACCGATATATCATTATCGTGTAGGTAGACAGGACGGTCTTTCCGTCAGAAAATCCAAAGGAGAATTTGACGAACCTGATATTACAACTCAGGTGGTACTTTATTATAACTGGGTGCAGGAGATCGGCGGTGTAGAAACCTTCTTTTATAATTTCTGCTCACAGATGAAAGAATATTATGATATTTTGATTCTTTATGATAAATGCTCCTCAAAGCAGATTCAGAGATTAAGAAAGCTGGTACCATGTGTTCATAACGGAGATCAAAAAATAAAGTGCGATACACTCATTATTAACGGCATTTTTGATAAAATTCCGCAAAAAGTGACCGCAAAACGTAAAATTAGACTTGTTCATACCTGCAGAATTGACAGTTACGGTATTATAAATGTTCCAAAAGACTGTGATGAAACGATTTTCGTATCCGATGCTTCCAGAGAGTCATTTAATGAAAAAGGAAAGGTCATCTCCAATATGCCCGGTGATATCAGAACGAAAAAAGCACTTATTTTGATATCGGCAACTCGTCTTACCAATGAAAAGGGCTATGATCGAATGCTTAAGTTGGCAGATAAGTTCAAAAAGAACAATGTTCCTTTTATATGGTTCGTATTTACGGCCCATAATGACAAGACATTCCCTGAAGGCTTCGTAAAGCTTCCGCCGACATTGGACATTAAGCCGTATATAGCAAAAGCCGATTATTTGGTACAACTCTCTGATGTGGAAGCATTCTGTTATTCGATTCAGGAAGCATTGCAGCTTAAGGTACCTGTTTTAAGCACTCCGATAAAGGCACTCCCGGAAGTAGGATTCAAAACAGGCGAAAACGGATATATTGTTCCCTTCAATATAGAAGAAATGACCGATGAAGCCATTCAGATCATACATAATAAGATTCCAAAATGTAAAACCTATGTTCATGATACGGAATTTATCATTCATCAATGGCAGCAGGTTCTTGGAGATACGGTACCGACACATTCATATAAATATGATGAAAGCATGGTGACGATTAAGTGCAAGGTCAGATTTAATGATGTAATACTTAATAGACATTTTAATCCCGGTCAGATTCAAACGGTGGATGCAGAAAGAGGCAGATATTTGGTTGAAGAATTAAAGGCTTGGGAGTATGTATAATGAAAATAGCGGTTTTAAGTTGTGATAAAAATGAAGAAACCTTTGCTCCATTCCATCATTGCATGGAAAAATATTGGCCTGAGCATCCTGAAGTAATCTATTATACCAATGGGATAGTCAATCCATATTATAAAACAATATCGGTAACGGAAGATTTATCTCATTGGACGAAAGGTGTAAGAGAGTTCCTAAATCAGATAGACGATGAAATCATATTATTGATGATAGATGATATCTTTATCCGCAGACCTGTTGATACTAAAAGGGTAAAAGAGGCAGCAGTTTACCTTAAAAATAATGTAGCCATGATGAATTTCGAGAAATCCTGGGATGAAACAGATGAGGAGACTGGAATAAAGGGATGGAAGAAGAGAAAACATGGCAGCAGCTTTGAGGTTTCTCTTATGTGTGGACTATGGCAAAAGGATAAGCTCTTAAAAGTGCTTGAAAGGGACTGTGATCCATGGACTATAGAACTCGAACAGGACGGATGCGGTTTTGATTATTACATCAATTCAGGAGACTACATAATTGATTGGGGATATAAAACATTTCAGCTGGTAGGTGTGGTTAAGGGTAAGTGGACCAGAGAGTGCCAAGAGTTCCTTGACGGCATCGGAATTAAGGTGGATTATTCGAAAAAAGGGTTTGTGGATTAAAAAAACCAAAAAAACCAATGAGATATATGCTATTGTGTAATTAGTAAAAGTGAGGTTACAGGATGGGATATAAAGTTGATAAAGTTGTTTTAAACAACAAAAACGGATGGAAAGCCTTCAATAATATGCGAAACAGTGATGGTGTTAAGAAAGAATTGAGGGATGCCGGCGATACAATGGGCAATGTAATAGCGAGTTATACAGGCCTCACAAGAGCCCATACCATTGTTAAAATGGATAAAACAACTTATGACAGATTGGTAGCCGAAGGCAAGGTTGTACCAAGAAATCCCGGTGAAGAATAAAAAAACCAAAAAAACCAAAAAAATATATGATATTATGTAAGTGGTAAAAATAGGAATTGCAAAAGCAGTTCCTATTTTTATTTAACTCCTGCATGAAGGGTGTCGCCTGTGCGCCCTTCTTGCAAAAACAAGTTTAACCATCCCCTATATATAATCACTGGCGCAGGCACCTTCTTGATACCCAGGGGGCATGGAAAAGAACCCATGCCCTCTTTTGGTGGGGTGCATGGTATTTATGAAACAGGGGGCTTGTAAAATGACCGCCCTCTATAGAGGAGTCGGGTATGGAAAGTTATAACCCTCGTAACAGAAACGGAAACCTACGTAGGAAGAACCGGGCCAGGTTCAAAGCAATGGATGCTCCTTGCGGAATCTGTCAAGGAAGGCTTGGCCCGATTCATTATGATGAGCCTTCAGATGCAGCTCATCCGTTATCGTTTGTAATAGATGAAATAAAACCTATTTCAAGGTATAAAGAGTTCGGTTACAGTTCCAGAAGAGAAGCTGCGGAAGATTGGGATAACCTTCAGGCAGCACATTACATCTGTAATCAGAAAAAAGGTGCGAAAATTTCGACTGACAAGCATTACGTGAGATCAATCGTAAATGTTTCGGATGGCAAATGGTTTTGATGGGTGGGGAGGAATCCCCCCGGTCTGCCAAGGTGCC